TAATAATCTCCGAATTTTAGGGCTTTCACCTAAAAGCTTCTTTAACCATCTGGTTATAAGTGGGCAGCCGACCTTGATTATCAGGGTTAACTAGCCCCAATAACTACCTTGTTAGGGTAAGTTGATACACCTAGTGTAGCTATGAAAGACCAATCGTGAACAAAATTCTAGTACTCTTTCAACTGATTACCATAAATCCATTAATTTTTATGATTTAAGCTAATCAAATTGAGCGAGGAACCAAGTATCTTTTTTACGCTGCATATCTGCAGTTTTGAAAACATCCTTGGCGAATTTTGCAACGGACTGGGAAACCTTATCTTTTCGATCTTTTGCAAGTAAAAGCTCTTCAGGGTTAGGGATGGTTGTAATCTTAAAGATTCCAATCCAATCCTTTTCCTTCATTAGCTTAGTTAACTCATCTTCCAGCCTACCAGTCTCAGTTTTAACACTGATAAGGGTAGGGTGATAGTGAATAGCTCCTTGTAATTGAAAGTTAAGATCTGGTAAGATTTGACTGATCAAGCTACCTGAATCACATAGTTTAGAAAACTTGGTAATAAGATTAACTCTTGTTGCCTTGATCTCCTCTATGTTATTCATGATCTCCCTTGTTACAGTTCTCTGTAAAAGCCAATCAATATATTCTTTACCATCAGAACTATTAGGTTCTGGAAAAGGATGGAATTCTTTATCATGTCTTTTAACTAAATTAAAGATATGGTAAGGATCTTCATCTTTTAACCATTTCCATATAGCAGCGAATTTCTCGCTATGATTGTAAAGATTTCTTGAAAGTCTTTTATGGAGTCCCATGATAAGGAACAGATCGAAACATAAGTCAGGAGCTGTACAATAACGAGCAGTTGTTGATCGTTGCAAGATTGAATATATAAGGGGAACTAGTAAGTGATATTGTCTCCAAGAGGCTATTAAACCTTTTGTTGGCAATGGACTTATTTCGTAACCTTTATGTATCCATCTTTTGGCGAATTCATAAGTATGATCACTAATGTGAGTCTTACTATCTGAAGTTTCAACCCCTAGTTCTTTTAATAATTCCATATACATTTCAGCAACGGCTTTATCTGCAATAACAACATCATCTCCCAACATTATGTAGTCCATAAAATTGGATTTTCCAACTTTATGAGCTGCAAATTGAATGAGTAGATGGTGTGTTAATGAAAATATTGCCCATGAAGAGTAAGCTCCCATTGGCTGACCAGTCGCATATTTAATGTGTCTGATCTCCCAAGGAACCCAAACTTCAACTTTTGTTAAAATGGATACCCAATTTGAAGCGAACGCTGCAGAAGTTAGTTTTGCCAATAAAAGCTCTTGTAGCTTAATCGGAAATCTATCAGTTGCACTTGTCAAATCAATTGAGTAATATGGACCCTTATTAGTTAGTTTAAAAGGATCTTGGTCGTAAGTTCTATCAGCTGGAATCTTTCTCAATTGAGAGAGTGCCCAGTTGTGTAGAGGTCTTAACGCACTCTGAGACCAATAATCGAAGATACATATAATTCTACATTTACCCTCGGGATCAAAGATTAATGATAATTTCCGTAAGGAAGTTACCATAAATCCTTTATTACTAGGAGCAAGCTCCTTAGTTAAAACCGATTGGTAATTGTGAGCTATATGAGCCCATTTCTCTAATGGTTTCAGAATATTTGGTATTACTGGGACTTTACGTCCTAATATCACTAAATCTTCTGGATAACCACCAGTTAATTGGACTAGTTCTTCTTTTATCCGGTATAAGCATTCTTTCGTTTGCAAAATACTGGTTAAGGTAGCAGAGCCCAAAGGTCCTGATTTAACAGAATTAACAAGGTCTAAAAGCGTAAAGTTTGATTTATACTCCGAAAGGTTATTATCATTGATAAATTGAGGAATAAATTCTTCAATTCCATCAGGGATTTTACCATTCCAAGGGTCTATAATCGAACTCAAATCTGGTTTCTTATGCGTTGGTAGACATCTAGAGATAGATAGTAAAGTCAGTAATAGACTTTTACCTCTATTTGTCTCTAATAGGCTATTCAATAGATTTTCATCTGTTGGTAACCCGTCAGGTCCAACTGCAAAAGTACCATTAGGTTTGTGTAATGGGTGACCACTGATAAACCGAGTGTAATGTAACCGTATTGATTTTATATGGGCAATTGTCCATAGAAAACCACGGGTACTATACCAAAGTTTAACTTTGATCAACCACCATTCCGTGATTGGACCTGCATAAGGCACGTCAGTGTACCACCACTTGATAAACCAGGTAAATATTTTATTTGTGTTTATCATTGTTTGGTGTACGTTGATGATCCTTAGGTTATAACTGTTGTAATCTTCTAACGGGAAATATGTTGGTTCTATAAGTAGAAACCATTCGCATTATTGGAATACTAGAATTATATGACGCTCGGAGCAAAG